TGTGGTTTTTTAAACTTGGTGTGCCGCATGTCACAGTGCCTGGGCGGGGGGAGAACTGCACTGAACTGGGGGGCGCACTGTTAGCGACGACGCTGTTTGGGCGTCGTCGCACAGTAACGGTTGATGCCGTACAAGCGGGACGGATGTACGGCGAGTTTGTACTGCGGTACTGCGGTTGCTGGTACTGCACTGGTGTTACAGTTACTGTAGGGGGGAGGGGGGGCAACGCTGAGAGGCGTTGCCCCCCCTCCCCCCACTGTTACAGTAATAGGTGTAGTGTCCCACCGCAACCCACGGGACACAGAAACCTAACAAGTAGGAGGAAACAACATGCCACAAAACGGAGGCGGTAAAGGCTGGGTAACCGACCCAGACACCGGCCAGTTGCGTATGCCTGATGATTGGGCGAGGTATCTGGATTGGTTGTTAGATGAGTCTCGTGTGCCTGCTACGTCGGTGGCGTGGGCTGAGGAGAATGGGTATAACGATCGGACTGTACGGCGGTGGAAGGCTGATCCTCGGTTTATTCGCGAGTGGGACCGTAGGGCGGCTGAGCTAAACGTCCACCCCGAGCGGACTCAGGGCGTTGTGGATGCGCTGCATCGTGCGGCAGTTGCGGGCGACGTGAAGGCTGCGTCTTTGTATTTGCAGTACATTGAGAAGTTCACGCCGAAGCGTCGTTTGGTTGTGGATGATGACCGTGATGTGGTTGGTTTGTCGGATGCTGAGTTGTCTGCTGAGTTGGCGCAGTTGATGGAGGGTTTGGATGCAGGGTGATCCGAAGACGTTGATGGAGCTTCATGAGGCTGGCGAGTTGCTGGGTGAGCGGGGCGCTATGGATATTGATTGGGGCGATGACGCTGATGTGGTAATTGAGGCGTCGTGTGATTTGGAGAACCCTGAGTCTTGTGAGTCGTGCCAATGAGTAAGTCCCGTGTGAATGAGGCTGGTAACTACACGAAGCCTGAGATGCGTAAGCGTTTGTTTGAGCGGATCAAGGCTGGCGGTAAGGGCGGTAAGCCTGGTCAGTGGTCTGCTCGGAAGGCGCAGATGTTAGCGAAGGAGTACAAGGCTTCTGGTGGGGGGTACACGAACTAATGGGTAAGGCAAAGTCTCAGAAGTCGTTGACGGAGTGGACGCAGCAAGACTGGCGCACGGCTGACGGTAAGCGTGCTCGCCGCAAGGGCGGTACTGCTCGTTATTTGCCTGCTGCTGCTTGGGAGGCGTTGACTCCTGCGGAGAAGGTAGCTACGAACAAGAAGAAGCGTGAGGCTTCGAAGAAGGGGAAGCAGTACGTCGCTAACACGGAGGCCGCTAGGAATGCTGGCCGTAACGCTAGGAGCTAGTAATGGCGAAGAAACCTGATCCTCGTTTGAAGCGTGCTGGCGTTTCGGGCTACAACAAGCCGAAGCGTACGCCGAACCATCCGACGAAGTCGCATGTTGTGGTGGCAAAGTGTGAAGATGGTTCAATCAAGACGATTCGATTCGGCCAGCAGGGCGTGTCTGGTGCGGGCAAGAAACCGAAGACGGCTGCTGAGAAGGCGCGCCGTAAGTCATTCAAGGCTCGCCATGCGAAGAATATTGCGAAGGGTAAGTGCTCGGCTGCGTACTGGGCAGACAGGGTGAAGTGGTAATGGCTTCTCCGAGAGCGTCGAATCCTCGCAAGTCTGCGAAGAACTACCATCAGAACCCCGTGTCGTACAAAAAGAAACTAGAGTACGACAAGCGGTACAACGCCCGTGAGGATCGTTTGGCGTACCGTCGGGATCATGGCCGTGCCCGTTACAAAGCGAAGAAGATGGGTATGGCGGTGACTGGGCGTGATATGTCACGCAACAGTGACGGTTCGTACAGCGTGGAGGATTCGTCTACGAACCGTGCCCGCAATGGGCACGGCAGGAACCGCAGGTACAGGTAGTGGCGTATTCGTTTTCTGAGCTGAAGCGTGAGGCTGAGTGGCGTCGGTGCGTGAAGGACGAGCAGTATTTCCTAGAGAATTACTGGCATATTGCTCATCCTGCTCGGGGACGTGTGCTGTTTGAGTTGCGTGACGCTCAGAAGTTCGCTCTGAAGGAGTGGGCAAACGAACGGTACAGTCTGACGTTGAAAGCCCGCCAGATTGGCTGGTCTACGCTGGTTGCAGCGCACCAGTTCTGGCTGGCGTACTTCCATTCGGACCAGAACATCATCGATTTGTCTCGTACGGAGCGTGAATCGGTGCTGTTGTTGAAGAAGACGAAGTATGGGCAGAAGCATTTGCCTGACTGGATGGCTGAGCGGGGGCCACGCTCGCTGGTTGAGCACCAGCAGCGCATGGCGTTTGATAACGGTTCTCAGATTACGTCGATGCCGTCGGCGTCTGACCCTGCCCGTGGCGAGTCTGCGTCGCTTATTGTGGTGGACGAATGGGCGTTCTTGCCGAATCCTGAGGATGCGTGGGCGTCGATTGAGCCTGTGGCCGATATTGGTGGCCGAATCATTGGCCTGTCGACCGCTAACGGGTCGGGCAACTTTTACCACCAGCTTTGGGTGGGCGCTACGGCGGGTACGAACAAGTTTGCGCCGATGTTTTTTCCGTGGTCTGCGACTGAAGACCGTGGAGATGCGTGGTATCAGGACAAACGTGAGTCGATGTTGCCGTGGCAGTTGGCTCAGGAGTACCCGTCAACGCCTGAAGAGGCGTTTGTAAAGTCAGGCAACCCTGTTTTTGATCTGGATGTGCTGGATCAGTTGGAATCGCAGGTTTGTTACGGCGAAAAGGGCGATATGTGGCGTCATGAGAACATGGTGGAGTTTAGAGCCGCATGAGTCTTGAAGTTTGGCAGTACCCAGAGGTGCATCACGCCTATGTCATGGGTGTAGATACCGCTGAGGGCCTTGGTCATGGCGACTACAGCGTCATTCAGGTGCTAGATGTAGGTACTGGCGAGCAGTGCGCTATCTGGCACGGCCACATTGCCCCTGACTTGCTTGCTGAAGAAGTGTATGCGGTCGGGCTGTGGTACCGAGACGCTTTGTGCTGCGTAGAGTCCAACAACCACGGTTTGACGACGATCACCGAGTTGCGGCATCTGGGGTACCCGAAGTTGTACCGCCGTCGCCAGTTGAACAGCGTTACTAACACGGTGGGGCAAGAGTTTGGTTGGAAGACAACTCGCACGTCAAAGCCGTTGATGATTGACGAGTTATCGTCTGCGTTGCGGAACTTTGAGTTGACGATTTATGACCGCCACACGCTGGCTGAGTTGCGGACGTTTGTCCGCAACGAACGAGGCGGCATGTCAGGGTCGCCGTACGACGACCGTGTGATGGCGTTAGCGCTCGCTAACCAGATGCGTAAGTACGCACACGAACCAGAGTACGTTGAAGATACTGACGATTACTGGACGGTCGACTGGTTTGCCCGTCTTGCAACAGATGTCCCTGTTCGGAACAACACCCGAATCGGGTCACGCAACGTGCGTGGGACACGCACATCTACCTATTAGGTACCTTTAGGAGTATTACTCATGGCTAAGTTTGTTTCGCATACGAACGGCACTACCGATGTTGGTGGTGGCAACAACACGATGGCTCGTGGCAAGTCTGTCGTTTCCAACCCAATTGGTGATGCTGCTGGCAGCCCGAACCGTGGCACAGCTCGTGGCTCTGACCCGAAGTACGTCGGTCAGACTGGCGACCGTGGCGAAGGCATTGCTCCCCGTAGCACGCCTGAGCAGCAACACGGCACCACTGGTTCGGTGGAGCGCGCTGCTTCCTTCAACGCTGCTGGTAGCGACGCCTGATAATGGCGATTATTCCAAAGAACTCGTCGTATGACGAGTTTTGCGAACACATGCGACGGGAGAAGGGCGAAGCCATCTCCAAGTCTGAGCTTGACGAGATCTATGAGCGTTGGGTGCGGTTGAACTCTTTGCAGATGTCAACTGGACGTGGCTTTCGGGCAATGCTTCCTTCTGACGAGCAGCACCTCACAAGTCGTGAGCGTGAAGCCAAGGTGGTTGCAGAGGCTCAGTCTCAGGGGCGCAACATAGAGAGGGTTTGACATGGCTCGGAAGTCGCGCCGTGACAGGTTGGAGCAGTACCAAGACAGAGTCGACAAGTGTCAACGTTGGCGTCAAGACGAACAGTTTGACGACAACTGGATGC